AGCTTTGACTCGTCTGCCGCCACGGTAAGTTCCGTCTTTTGCCACGAAAGCACCTCCTTTCCGGCTTTCTGGGGTTAATCCCCTGTTTGAATTGAAGTTTTTTCGCGCGTGGCCCACCGCCCGTTGATCGCCTAAGGCGCTCCGGAGATTCACACCCCCCTGGGGGAGGTGCGAAAACTCCAAAGCAAAGGAACAAACCATGACCACACAAGTTCAGCCCCAGCGTCCGCCTTCTTTGGCGGTAATCCGGGAGTGGCAGGACTTGCAGAGCGCCATCAGGTTCTCGTAGTCATGCGTTCCGCCTTCAGACAGCGGTGTGATGTGGTGGACTTCCGCGGCGGGCGTGTACCTGCCTTGCTTTTTGCACTCCTCACAGAGCGGGTGCGCGGTAAGAAAAGCCTGCCTGATCTTCCGCCAGCGTCTGCCATAGCGTTTCGCCGTTCTGGGGTCACGCTGGTGGCGGTTGTAGTGGCGATCAACTTGACGTTTGTGCTTCTCACAGTACCTTCCCTCCACTAGCTCGGGACAGTCGGGGAAGGAACAGGGCCGTTTGGGCTTTCTAGGCATCGTCCACCTCCGGGCATAAAAAAAGACCCGAAGCAACGTCGCCGCAGGTCTCTCTATAGTTTTTCGTCAGTATAAGAATAACAGGCTTCTTAGTTGCAAAGCACTCCCAAGCATTACCAGCTTTCTAACATTTATTACCAATCATCAAAATCATTCTGCAGGGCTTTGAATGCTTCGTTTCGGTCTCTGGAAATCGTCATTTGACTGACGTGAAGCTCCTGTTCCAGTTCCTGCCAGGAGAGTTGCCTGACGTATAAGCCGTGAAGAATCTCCCGTTGACGCTGTGGTCTGCTCCTGATGGCAAAGTCCAACATCTGCAGTTCCCTAAGCCGCATTCTGGCATGCTCCATACGCTTTTCAATCTGCTCATCACAGACAAAATCCAAAGAACTCTGGATCTGCTTTAAGACCTGTCCCAGTTCATTCAGGCTTCCGTCAGGTTCCGGAATGGAAAGCTCAAGCATTCCTGCCAGAATGCAGATGTCCGCTTCCAGTTCACACTTGTACTTTTCATAGGATTCGAATCGCTCCTGTATGGTCATTGTCAAATTCCTCCTCATAAAATCCGAAGTATTGATGCTGGTCGGCAAAGGTCGACGCCATGAGTTCAACAGCTTTTGCCTTTTTGCGGTTAAGCTCCGATCCGCTGATATGAAACTTCTGACAGACCTCGCCCCAGCGGTGGTCTTCCAAAATCTCAAAGGTCAAGAGGTTTCGGTAGTATCTCGGCAAAGCCCGGATGCCGTACTTCACAAAGTCCACCTCTCGGGCGACCCTGGCATAGTCTTTTGCCATTTCCTTTTCCGATGCATGATTGATCAGCCAAGTCAGCCGCTTATAGGACGTGGCGATGTAAAAGAGACGGTTCAAAGACCGCTGTTTTTGAATTTTGACCTGATCATCGCTCTTGCCGGGAAAGTTCAGCATCTCTAAAACTTCATCCGAGGTGATGGGGACAAAGTCCGTCATTTCCTGCTCAAGCCGTTTCATCTCTGAGAGGTTCTCGGGGTAGTCTTTCAGCATCTGCCGAATGCGCTCAACATGTGCCATCGCCGACCCTCGCTTTCACAGCCTGCATCAGGTTTTCCTGGGTCAGGTCTTTTTTCTCCAAAGCCCGGACGACATCACGATCAATCGTGCCCTCGGCGATCAGACGGAAAATGACCACCGTGTCCTTTTGTCCCTGCCTCCAGAGCCTGGCATTGGCCTGTTGGTAGAGCTCCAAAGACCAGGGCAGGGAGAACCAGACCACGGTCGAGCCGCCGTGCTGGAGGTTTAATCCGTGTCCCATTGAAGCCGGATGGGCTATCGCCACGAGAATCTCGCCGCGGTTCCAGGACTGAAAGTCCTCCGGTGTCTTGATTTCCTGAGCTTCCTTGAATCGTTTTTGAATCCGCTCTTTGTCATGGCGGTAGCCAAAGTAGATGAGGACGGGCTTGCCGTTGGCCGCTTCAATCAGATCCTCCAGGGCATCAAGCTTGGAAGAATGAAGCTCAGCGACCGCCTTGTTCTCGTCATAGACGGCGCCCGATGCCATCTGCAGGAGTTTATTGGTCAACACAGCAGCATTGACTGCATCCACGGTCTTGCATTCAAGCTTCGCAACCATCTCCCGCTCCAGTTCCTTGTATTTTTCTCTGGCGGCAGGTGGAAGCTTTACCGCGACATCCCGTTCCAGGCGTTCGGGCATTTGGAGAAAGTCCTGACTTTTCATGGAAACGCAAAGATCTGATAAGCGGCTGTAGATCCACTTCTCCGCACGGGGTCTTGGCCGATAGGAATAGACAATCCAGCCGTTCATACGGTCGGGCACAAAGAAGTCTGCCCGATAGGTGCTGAGCGTTTTGCCCAGCCGCTTGCCCTGATCCAGAAGATAAATCTCCGACCAGAGATCCATCAAGCCGTTCGTGGACGGTGTGCCTGTCAGTCCCACGACCCGGTCAATGCCGGGACGCTTTCTGCGAAGTGCCTTGAAGCGCTTGCTCGATGCGTTCTTAAAGCTCGACAGCTCATCGATGACCAGCATGTCAAAGTCCCACTCGCCAAGTTCAGCCAGCCAGGCGACATTCTCTCGGTTGATCACGTAGATATCTGCAGGAGTTCTTAAGGCTTCGAGCCGCTGCGCTTCCGTACCGAGAACTCTAGAAATTCGAAGATAGGTCAGGTGATTCCATTTTTCCAGTTCCTCCGTCCAGGTGTTTTCAGCGACTCGAAGGGGCGCAATCACCAGCACCTTGCTGATGTCAAAGTAGTCAAACATCAAGTCCCAGATGGCGGAGAGGGTAATCACCGTCTTGCCAAGGCCCGGTTCTAAGAAGAGACCGCAGGCTTTCTGTTCAATGATTTTTTGCTTGGCATATTCCTGATAATCATGTGCCTTGTATTGCATCCAATATCCCTCCAATTGCATCCGCACCATCCAGGACAAAGACCTGAAAGTCTAAGTTTCTTAACTGTTCGTGTCGGTAAAGCTGCTGTACTGTCGATTCTTTGCCGGGTGCTTTGACTTCGATAAAGCCTGTCTTTCCATAAGGCAGAAGCACCAGTCTGTCGGGCACTCCCGCCGTTCCGGGAGATGTAAACTTCCAGCAAAGGCCGCCCCGACTTAAAACTTCCTTCACTAATTTCTGTTCGATGCACTTTTCTCTCATAGGCGAATCCTCTCGAGAGGCGGGTCGATGAGGTCAAAAGCGGCATAAGTGGCAGAAAGGAAGTTGTCGATAGGCTTTCCTTTGTACTGCCAAACCGTGTCCTCGTCACATCGCACGTTATACCGACCGTTGCCGTTATGATTAATGAAGACCGTCTCGCCCTGATATTTCAGAAAGTGATTGCCGTTTCTGGTCGTTTTCCATTTGCGTCTGGGAAAATATCTTCTCCGCTTGGCACGATTTTTCACCAGGCGTTCCCGTTCTTTGGCGGCCAGAATGTCGCCTTCCATGACTCCGGCGCAGACACATCCGACCTCGACGTAGTCGAAGTAATCGGGATGTTCCATTACATGGACGTACCGTACCTGCGCGCAGCCGCAAAGCTCGCACTCTGCAAAAGTAATGAACTCATCGTCCTGGTCTTCCGCGATGTCGTAAACCCAGGTGCAAATCCACCCTTCAAGCGGTGCGCCCCATTCCTTTAACGTCTTGTGACAGCGGGCTATGTAGCCCGAACTCAATGCTTTATCCATTTCAATTCTTCTCCTCGAAAATCACAGGTGACACAAAATCACAGGTTTTTCCTATATTTACTTCGCGCGGGTGCATGCACACTTTTTACTCTCACTCATAGTGATTTCTCTGAAATAATTAATAAGAAAACTTGTGTTGTGTCATAACCTTGTGTCTACTTACCGCTTCGCACATATAGGCGCTGGCGGCCATACATGGGGAGCTTTCGGATTTTATCGGTACGCTCCCAGCCATCGACCTGAACCATTAGAGCGGCGATGGCATAGGAATCCACAGGCTTTAAGTCGGCAATATTCCGGCCAAAACACTCACACCAGATCTCGGCATTGCTGACCTCTGTGCGCCTTACAAAACCTTTGTCCGATGTGATATCGCCCTCGAGATAATTGCGGCGATCATAAAGATCCATATCCGCCCAGTTATCCGGCAAGAGCCGAGAAAGATACTCCTCTACCAGACCCTGACGCTCGTCGGCTTCCATAGCACTCTTCTGGGCATCTTCCGCCGCCCGCAAAAGGTCACCTTCGAGATAGAGCTTCTCGCCCTGTTCGAAGTAGTATTTGGCTTCCGCCCAGATCTGGTCCCGCTCCTCGGGCGTAATTGTCCAGTCCACACGTTGCTCCGTCTGGTGGCATTTAATAATCCAGAATCGACGGTTGCCTGTGATGTCACGCAGATAACCCCGCTCGCCGTTAACCGTAGCGACGATGATGCACTGCCTGGGATGGCTTTCCACGACCTTGCCGTAGCTGGGGCGATACTTGTCGTCCGCTGTGGAGAGAAAGGACTTGACCTTTTCGATGTCCGCCTTTTTCATTCCGGCAAGTTCGCTAATCTCAATAATCCAAAATCCCTGAAGTTTTTCTGCAGCGGATTTATCGCTCATGTCTGTGAGGGAAAGGGAATCCGAAAAATAGTCATCTCCTGCAAGAGAACGCCACATGGTGCCCTTGCCGATCCCTTGTGCCCCATCGATGACCGTCATGCTGTCAAACTTTGCACCTGGCTCGTAAATGCGGGCAACTGCCGCAGCTAAGGTCTTTCTGGAAACAGTCCGAACATACTTCGTGTCGTCCGCCTTGAGGTAACGAATAAAGAGGGTCTCCGCCCGCACCTTTTTATCCCAAGGAGGCAGGGAGTCCAGATAGTCTCTAATAGGGTGAAAGCGCCTGTCATCAGCCACTTTAGTAAAGCTCACATTATGGTTGCGGTCGGAAAAAGGAACATAGCGAACGTCAAGCAAGGCTTTAAGCTGGGCTGTATCGGCATCCCGCCAAAATTTATTATCTGCTGGACGATCCCAGGGAACTTTGCCTGTCACCTGAACCCGATGTGCCATCTCGTTATAGGCAAAACCGGCGAAGTCTGGATCATTGTTGAGAATAAGCATCTCGTTCCAGACGCTGTTTTGCAGGACGGTGCTCCTGGACATGTACTGCAGGTCTTTTTGCCAGTCCGTATCCTCACTGCTGAAATCCTCTCCAGCCTGTTCTCGCTTTTCTTCCATGCCGGACAGCTTTACCTTGTCGAGCGACATGGCAAACTCGCACATCTGGTTGAAGCTTTTCTTGTCGTCCCCGAACTTATGCAGGCGAACCAGATCAAAAGCGTTGCAGAGTTTCAGATAGGCGATATCTTTGGCGTGATGACTGTAGACAAACTTGCCTTCCTCTTTGATCTCAACACCGGGTAGGCTGTCCGAGCCAATCAGGTGATAGCGGTTCGGATTGTCCGTCGCTTCGTAGACCTCCGGCAGCAGCTCCTCCATCGCCGTGCTGATGGGGAAATAGGTGCGGTTGAAAAGACCGACTACGCCGGTTTTCGCAAGCGGGCCTTGTACTTTTTTAACTTCCGTTGAATTGGCCCTGCTCTCCCTGGAGGAAGTAGGCAGCTGCGCCGGATCTTTCCAGCCAGGATGTTTTTTGAGGATATCGTCTGGATCAAGCCAGTCTTTATCCGCTTCTTTGAAAATAAACTCGCCGTTTGAAGGCATGCTTGGCCAGTACATGAGCTGGTTAGGAAGGTAGGAGCAGGAATCAAAATAGTCGATGCCGAGCATGTCCGCAAGAAAGCGTGCCACGGCGACAAACTCCTCCGCCGTTACATCTCTTGTAAGCGGAAAGACGATCCTGATTCTCGGGGCTTCCGGCGTATGACTGTGGGTTGTATAAAAGCAGGACGCATAAGGCGTTAGCGATTCAAAGTCCTCAAGAAACTCCGGCTCAATATAATCGCCGTCGAGCGCAATCATGGATCGGGAAGCCACGGTATTGGAGAGCCGCCTTCCTCCGGTCAGAACTCCGGCAACAAAGCCGCCGTGATCTTTGGCCGTCTGCCGCTCTGCTTTCGTCATGTGTTTGTATTCTTCAGCGGATTCAGGTGTACGGATAGCGACCTTGAGCCGATCTTTTAACTCATTAAAGGTGATGGTCTTATTTGACCACTTCTTGGCGTAGCAGCTGCTGCCATAGGCAATTGGCAAATCTCTCATACTCAAACCTCCTCCGTACTGATGTAGCAAACAGAAATGTCCATCTCCTGGGCCTTTTTGATTTCCCGCCACATGCCGATGGTGATTTCCCGGCCGAAGACCCAGAGTTCACTGCACCTTTGTAAGATCCCGAGGTTCATCTCGATGGCCTGCTCTCGTTCCTCTGAGTTGTTGTCATCCATGAACTGGGGGAATAGAAGATGCGGTGCGATGGGGATGAATCCCTTGTCCACAACGTGGCGGCAATACCGTCTCGCCAGTTCTGTGTTTGTCTCGATGTCGCCCCGGTAGGGCGAGCAGACAAAAATCATCTGTTTCATGTAAAAAAGCTCCTTTCGGATTATTTCGAGAGGAGCCATCAAAAAGGGATATTGAAAGTTTCCTCTCAATATCCCCTTGGACAAGTTATTCGGTTTTGAGTAAGGACCGGATATTTTTATTTCCAGTCTTTTAGTTGTTCCATGAGCCTCGCAAGAATCAATCTCTTATTATTGTTGATTGTCTTTTGCGAGCATCCCATAATTTGCGCCATTTTTCGTTCTGAATATCCCTCGGAAAACAATCGAATAATTTCCTGTTCCTCCTCAGCGAATCCATCAAGTATTAATTCTAAAGCCTCAAATAATGCTCTCTTCTCGACGGTTTTAACCAGGCAGGTATCGTCCGCCAGATAGTCAAGCAGGCAGCTTCCGTTTCCATTTTCGTCGTACATCTCTTGATCCAGAGACAATAAATCGTTCCTGTGATACTGGCAGTTGTCACAGTCCGCATCACATTTCCATAAATAGCTCTTGGGACAACGACACCGTCCTGCTCTTTGTTCTTGCTTTCTTTTCCTGTCGATACATCTGGATAACTCCCGATATTGTTCTTCCGTTATCGGTATGAGATCGACGCTGTTTAAATCATTCTCTCTTCGTAGGGGGTAGTAATACTTCCTCGGCTTCGGATTGCCATGATTTTTCATAGATTGCCCTTTCCGCCTGGTTGGCTAAGGCGGAAAGGACACATAAAAAGTCGGCTTACTCTGTGCAGCGCCGACCTTTAAAACACCTGAGATAGGCATGACAAATTACGGCGGTTGCATTAAGCGCGTTCAACATTTGTCGAACACCTGCTTGATATGCACCCCACCGCCTTAATGGCCATCTCAGGCTGTGAGATTTATTGATGCTGTATCAGCACCTGTTTCTATTATTTCTGAACATGAAAAAATACGACCAACTTGCCGAGTTGGTCGAAAAAGCCACTGTTCTCAGCAGTTTTTGAATTTGGGCATAAAAAAAGAGCCCTAAAATGGGCTCAAAACCAACTCAGTGAGTTTTTAATTTTTTAATATCAGCGGATATTCGTGCCGAGGGGCTCTAAATGGGCTTTTTCCAATATCGTATTAAAGTCGCCCAGAGAGATTTTGGGGAAGTTTTCCAGGATTTGAATATACGTTTTATCCGGCTCTTTGAAATCGGACAGTTTGAAATCCGCTTTAGCCAGAAGTTTGTCGATCATTCTTAAACGCAATTTGAGGGCTATGGCCATTGTAAGCAGCACATTTTTGCCCATGTTGTTGTAATTATCTTTTTTAATCTTGTTGTGGTAGTTTTTATGTAAATCTGTCTCTTCGTTGAATTTCTCGGGATACAGCCATTTTCTTTTCTCAAACATAAACCACAGGCACTGGCACAAAGAAGTATCGGGGTCGCTAATCCGTCTTATCAGCTCCTTTTCTTCCTCATAATCGTTGCTGGAGATTTCTGCAAGGGCGTAAGAATACACCTGTTCTTCTTCATTAACTTTTAAATTAGCCTGGAAGTTCGGATGAAAAGCATAGAATCTCTTATCCGGCCCGATGACTTTCTTTAAAAAAGCAAAAGGCGAAATCCCCGAATCACTGTAGGCATAGTCCGCAAAATGAAGCTCTCGGATATTGATGACCGCTCGTGAAAGGTTCTTTTTGATCGAATCACTTAAGTGCAGATTTCCTTCTGCATCTACGCTAATATTCTTGCTCTCAGGTAGGACGAAGTAGCCATCTACATAAATGAAATTTCCCGACTTAATCCAGGATGCGAAACCCGGACTACTTTGCATCATTTGGAAGGCATCGACTGGGGTCAGGGGAATAAAGTCTCTGGGGGATTCAATGTCATAATAGACATCGTGATAATCTTCAAATTGTTTTACGGTTTCTTTCAGATTGACTTCTAAGAGACGATACTTGGCCGAGCTTTTGGACACAACGAAATAATCAGACAGTGCTTCTACCAGCTCGGAGCAGGAAATATCCTCGTTTTCTTCGATTAGGGATATCGCTTTATTTTTGAATGAATTTCGAGGCATCAGTATACGCGGAGCCAGGCGATGGGCTTGCCACTCCAACCAATGAACTTCATTCTCCTTTGTCTTTTTTCCCTCGGCGGGCGTGAAAAAGGTCTTTGATTGCCTGCACATAATGGGGTACAGTTTTTCGGCAGCCCGTTTATTTTTAATTTTCAGTATTTCAAAATATCTCTTGTCCTTTTCCCAGTGAAGCATTTCGTGAACAAGGGTGTTACGTCTCGCTCCCTCACCGTAAAATGCTGCTGAATGAGGATCTATCAGTATCGTTCCGGCCTTAAAAAAGGCATCTTTATATTCGTTGTCCGCACGGTCATAGATTTTCACATCGCTATCTAAAAGTAAGCAACAGCCAAAAATATCCAGGTTCTCAGACAAATCCACTTCTTGAACGGTCAGCCGCATCTTTTGAATAATCTCTTCAACTGGAAGAGGGATAGGTTCAAGCAATGCCTGCTTACAGTATTTCGTCAAAAATTTAGAAGCGTAATCATCCAGCCGATTAGAACCCAGGATAAGTGCTCCGGTATTCTTATTTACGTCAAAAATATCGCTAGTTGCTTTCCTCTTCAAATAGCTGCTCCTCACTCTCCAGATAATCCAGGGGCATCTGCTCCAGTTTTTTATGCGCATCCTTCCATGCTGGGTAATATTTGGCTACCAAAGCATTGAACCTGTGCGTATGATTTTTTTCTATAAGATGGACCAACTCATGCGTAACGATATATTCAAGGCACTCAATGGGCTTCTTAGCAAGCTGAAGATTGATCCAAATTCTGCGTTTTTCAATGTTGCAGGTGCCCCACTTTGTTTTCATATTTTTCACGCGATACTCATTGGCCGAAATACCCATCTTTTGTTCAATCGGCTGAGTTAAATTGGCGAGGACTCGTTTTAAGTCTTTTCTATACCACTCATTAAAAGCTCGTTCTTTTGATTCCCTGGTAGCGTCTTCAGGAACTGAAAAAATAATCTTGTTGGGAACTTTTTTTATTTCGTATTTGCTGCCCCCTTTGTTTACCTCCAGCATGTAGGGCTTACCCCACAAATAATGAGATTCGCCGGAAATATATTCTCTCTGGCTCTGTCGGATTTGAGCCAGCATGCGTTCTCTCACCGCTGTTATTTCAGGGAGTTTTTTCAGAACAAAGAGTTTTATCTCATCGTCAGGAAAGGAAATCGGTGAACTTACCGTTACTTTCCCCTCGGGTGGAAGAACTCTTATATACAGGTTCTTTAAGTTTTTCTTCTTTTTGACCTCAACGGGAACGCCTCCTATGAGGCAGTTATTAGATGTCATACTCTTCCTGCCTTTCTATAATTGCGAAGACCTCTTTGACATAACTCGTCGCTTGAGCTTCGTCATAGGCATATTCCCGTAGCTTTTCGTATATAGCAAGTTGAATATTTCTCTGCTTTGGAAGACTTTTCTTCCAGTCCGTTCTGAGCGAATTGCGGATTGCCAAATCTATAGAAATTGCTAACGCGTCGTCATCAAAAAAGTCATACAAAGCCCGCTTAGCTGCGCTGTCTTTAATGGACTCCGGATACTCGCCACTTTCTTCGGGGTGCAAAATGGAGTTTGCCAGTTCCACAACTTGACGCAGATATTCTTCATAGCTCAAAGCTTCGATGCGCCTTTGCTCGATGATCTCTTCCAACATTTCGGATAATTTTCCGTAGTATTTGGGGTTTGAAGACATCTTTTTAACAATTTCATGCCTCAAGTTGTTATTAATCGTTTCGGCTTTTGCGCTGTCGTCTCCGGGCAAATCATCAATGACTGCTTCTACGGGTGTGGTCGTATCCTTATCTATCAGAGCCTCCACTAGGCTCATGTCATTTAATTTGCTGATGACTCTGGAATCTTCCGCCTTAATGTAGGTGTCCAAGATATAGCGCATGTCCGTTTCATAAGGCTTCAGGTCAATATAATCGTTGCTGGCTAAGCGGATCATGTCCCTGATGCGGTTATATCCATTGATGTTTTTCCTGATTGTCTCGACATTCTCCTCAGTGTAGCCATAGTCGCTGACTAACCTGTCGCAGCA